AACGTGAAGCCCAGATCGCGCGCTAGGTTCTCGTTCTGGCGCGTCTGGCGCTCGATGCCGGTCAGGTATTCGGTCTGCTTCTCGGTGGCCTTTCGGAATGCCTCGTCCGACATCGCGACCAGCTCGTTGTATCGCTCCTGGCTGATGATCGCCGCGTCGAGCGCCTGGGCCAGCAGCGCCTGCTGGTCAGCCCAGCGGCGGGTCGCGGCGGTCAGCGGGTCGAGGGTGTTTTCGAGGGAGGTGACGTCGGCGAGAAGGCGCTTCGACGCTTCCTCGCGCGCGCGGATGGCCTCTTCCTCTATGCGCCGACGCTCGCGCTGCTTCTCAAGGATGCCGTCAAGCTGCCATCCCTGCTCGCGCTCTTCCTGCGTCCGATCTGCTGCGGCCTTTCGCAGTTGATCATATATCGGGATCTGCTCTCGCAGTGCCTTGATCTGTGCCTCAAGGATTGCGGGTTGAGTTGCGCCGACCATAGCAGCCGCGCCGAACTCGTCGCCCATGCCGCCGATGCCCTGCTGAATGAGAGCGTCGCGAATGGCCTGAGCTTCTCGAAGCTGCCCCTCAAGCTCCGCGAGCCGCCGCCGTGCGCGATCTCCGGGATCTCCAAGAGACCTTTCGGCGGCCTCGTCGTTGAACTTCTTGATTGCATCGGTGAGAGACTCGATTTCGGATTTCGTCGCCTTCGCCGCATCCCGCGCCGCCCACATCTGATAGGCCACGCCGCCGATAGCCAGCGCCGCGCCGGCGACCGCGCCGAACATGCCGAACATGCCGAGCATCTGCGAGCCCTGCTGGACAAACGCCGTTACCGCCGAGCCGCCCGAGGCGACCTGAGAGGCGAAGTCGCCGATCTGATAGCCGGCCTGCTGCGCGACCGCGCCGAAGTTCCGACCCGACGTCGCAGCGGCAGCGGTGGCCGCGCCGAGCCCCGCCGTCGCCGTCGCAGCCGCCATGTATCGCTGCTGCGCGAGGCTGATGATCTGCGCGCCGCGCTCCTGCGAGATGCGACCGCGCTCCATCGCGGAGTTGACGCGGTCCACGATCTGCTCGTAGCGCAGTTGAGACGCGAAGCCCTTGTCGAGCGATGCCTGGAGGCGGTCCATGCTCGCCGCAGACGACACGATGGTCCGCGTCATTTCCTCCTGAGAGGTCGATGTGCGGCGCGTCTGCTCGGACGTTCGGACAAGCGCCTGTTCGTATCGCGCCTGAGCGGCGGCGTTCTTCGCCGCTGCGTCTTCTTCAGTAATCGCGCCGCGCTGAACGGCCTCTGCGATCAGCTTCTGAGAGCGCGCGAGTTCGTTCTTCGCCTTGGCCGACCGACGCTCGGCCTCCTCGAACGCCTGAAGCGCCTGAGCGCCTGTCAGGTTCGCGCGCTCGACCTCGGCGGCACTCGACGCCATAGCCTCGTTCGCCCGATCGATCTCCTGCGCGCCGCGCGTGTAATCGCTCGCGTCGAGGCCAGCCTTGAGGATCGATTCCTTCGGCGCGTTGATCATTTCTTCCCCTCGATCTCGCCGCGCACGGCGAAGAACTCGCGATCTATCCGCATCAGAAGCGCCACCTCATCCGGCCTCATCTCCGCGCCGGTCAGCCTCGACCACGCATCGAGATCGGCCCAGGACAGCGGCTCCGCGCCATTGAAGCCGACGCGGCGACCTTGGTGGAGATCCAGCCACGCCGACCAGATGTGCTCGCCCCAGGCAGGCAGCGGCGGCCCGTCGAGGCCCACAGGGCGGCGTCCTAGCTGCCGCGCGACACTCTCCAGGTGGTCGCGTTTGCGACCGCCCTTGCGCGGCAGGTCGAGGTCGAAACGGTGACGCGCGAAGGCGATCAGGTCGCCGTCGCGCTCAGCCAGTTTCCCAGGTCGCCTATGTGCTCCTCGACCTGTCGGCGCACCCACGCGAATGTCGGGTCGCTCATCAGTTCGCGCTTCGCCGCCTCGTCGCACTCGACATCGAGCGGGTCGCCGGCCAGCGAGTAGAGCCGCCAGCCGGTGATGAGCGCGACGAGCATCGCGACCTGCTCGGCCTCGATGTCATCGGCGGTGAGTTTCGCGGCGCGGCGGTCGAGGCGCGCGATGGCGGATGCGCGACGCTGCGCGCCCGCCTCGCGGCTGTCGAGCGACAGGCAGTCGATGTACGCCGGATCGCCATCACGCGACAGCAGCGGCGGGCGACCGGCGACCGGGATCGAGAGATAGCAGCGCGTCGGCTTGTCCACCGACGCGCCGAGACCAGCGAAACGTGACATGCTCAGGCCGCCGTGTCGTGGATGCGGATCGTCGTGGTGTCGCGGCCCGCCACGCTGCCGGTGTAGCGGAGCGCCTGGAACGGCAGCGAGATCGTCTGACCGTTCGCGCCGGACAGCGGCATGTCCGCGCCGCCGAGCTTGACGCGCGGCAGGTAGATGCAGATGGCGTCGGCGTTCGCCGCCGAGCCGCTGTCCACGCGCACGATCAGCTGTAGCTCGCTCTCGTTCAGGAAGGCATTGAAGAGGGCGAAGTCCTCGACGAACGCCGACACCGTGCCGGTCACATTCGCGCGGCCCAGGAAGATCTCGGGCGCGATGTTCTGATTGATCACCGCTTGCATCTCGGCTTCGAGATCGAGCGCGATGTCGATGCCGGTCACGATGCCGAGCGGCGACGAGCCGGCGTCCGGCGACAGGATCAGACCGTTGGCCGAAGCGCAGGCCGAGGTCGTCGTCGCGGCGGTCGGAGCGGTGAAGTAGGGCGCGGACCCGGCGGACAGCGACACCGCGTTGCGCCCCATGATCGGGATCTCCACCGTCGAGAGGCCGGTGGCCGGGAGCGACAGCGAATAGCCGGACACGCGACATTCGGTGAACAGGCGCGAGAGGTCGAGATCCTCACGGTACTCCTCGATGCCGAATTTCCTCGAGGTGAAGCTGCTGGCCGGGACGACGGTGGTCTTGCCGGGACGCGACAAGTTGAACGAGGTATCCGCCACCGCGTCGGTGGTCGGAGCGGGCGACACCGTCACCGTGCGGTTGCTCGTGCCACCGAAGGCCCGGATCACGAAGTTCCGATCGTTGTTCGCCGTCGTCGCGAGGTTCGTGAAGCGGATGATGTCGCCGACGCGCAGACCGCTCGTCACCGGGTCGCCCGCAGTGAAGACGAAGGCCGAGGTCGAGCTGTCGCTGGTGACGCTGGTGAACTGCGTGTTGCTCAGCGACAGCGCCGACACCGCCGCGTCGCGGTGCGCGGCGACGAGCAACTCGAAATAGGTGGACGGCGAAAGCTCGCCCGAGATCGCGCCCTCGACGCGCCGCAACCCGTGGCGGAAGTCCGCGATCTGCCGATCGGTCCTGATTTCCTCGGACTGATAGCTGTCCTTCACCAGGTTCAGCGACGACGACACGCGCCGCAGCACCTGGCCGCCGGACGTGCCGGGGTCGGTCGCGGTGTTCGGCTCACTGTTGGCCGTGATCGACCCGCTGCTGTAGGCCTTGTAGACGATGCGTGACTGCACGCCTTCGGAAATGGGCATGTCGGGTCTCCTTTAGCCCTGGAAGCGATATTGGAACGGGATCGACGCGCCGCGACCATACCACGCGCCGTTCGATCTAGCGGTATCCGCGATGCCGATGATCGGCCCCACGAAGGTCAGATTGCCGGCGCGTCGCGCGCGAAGCGCCACGACGGCGGCATTGAGCAGATCGAGGGTGACATCCTCGCCGATGCCGACCTCGGAAAACACGCGCACCGCGACCGCGCCGAACCAGAGCCGCTCATTGGCGAGCGAGCCGCCGCCGAACGCGCGCATCTCTTCGCGCGCGAACTCGACATGAGCATGAAGCCAGTGGCGCACCTCGCCGGGCGTCGGTGTGTCCGGATGCGCGTTCTCGTGCCAGACCACGCGGTAGATGTCGCCGTGCGGCCAATTCGCGTCCCAGACGGCCCTGATCGCGTTGCGGATCGTGCTGCGCAGGCTCATGCCCGGTACTCGTAGGCCCAGGGGATCGCGGTGCCGCGGACCATCCACGCGCCGTCTTCGGTGGCGCTGTCGAACAGCTCGGCCTCGCCGTCGATGAACGAGAGCCCGGCCTCGCGGCGCGACCGGAACACGGCCAGCGCGTCGTCGAGCAGGTCGAGCGCGTCGTCGTCGCCGTAGCCGGTCTCGGCCATGACGCGGATCTCGACCGTGCCGCGCCACTCGCGATCAGCGGCGTGGCGACCGCCAGCGAAGCCGCGGACGTCCTCGACGTCGAAGTCGACCGAGATATGCAGCCATGCGCGGGCTTCTCCGGGCTCTGGGACGCTCTCGTTGTCGTTCTGGTGCCAGAGCACCCGGTATCCGCTTCCGTGCGGCCAGCGCGCATCCCAGGCGGTCCTGATGGCGTCGCGGATCACGCGCAGGGTTCCGGGCGGCGCGACCAGCTCAATGACCGGCGGCAGCGCCCCGATGGCGATCGCCGCGGCGGCGACCTCGATGGCCTTGCCGGCGGCGATGGCCGGAGACGCGGCGGTGATCGTTATGGTGGCGGTCGGGACCGAGATCGACTTGCCCGCCGCCAGCTGCGGCGCGAGCGCGGCGAGAACCTGAGCCGAGGCGACCGGGACGGCGATGGATTTGCCCGCGCTGACCGTCGGAGCGACCGCCGCGAGGCTGATCGTCGCCGCCGGTGCCGAGATCGTCGCGCCAGAAGCCGCCTGAATGGTCGGCGCAGCGGCGGAAAGCGCGATGGTGGCCGAAGGTGCCGCGACGCTCTTTCCGCTCGCCACGGCCGGCGAAATCGCGGCCAGCGTGATCGTGGCGGCGGGGGCGGTGATGCTCTTGCCTGCCGAGATCGAAGGAGCCGATCCCGAGATCGAGATCGTCGCGGCTGGACATGCGACCGATGCGCCCGTCGCGGCCTGGATCGTGGGAGCCAGCGCCGCAATGGCAATGGTCGCCGCCGGGACGACGACGGACTTGCCCGCGCTGATCGCCGGAACCTCGCCGCCCATGAGCAGGGCGGCGACCGGAACGTTGATGACCTTGCCCGCCGAGATCGCCGGAGCGTTCGCAGCCAGGCTGATCGTCGCGGCGGGAGAGGCGACGCTCTTGCCCGCCGAGATCGCCGGAGCGGTGGCGGCGATAGCGATGGTCGCTGCCGGACATATGATTGTCGCGCCCGTCGCAGCCTGGATCGTCGGCGCGATGGCGGTGATCGAGATCGTGGCGGACGGAACGAGAACATTGACCGCCGCGTGACCGAGCAGCGGCGAGAAGAGAAACGAGAGGCCGCTAAGCGGGCGGGCGGCTTGCTGCTGCGCGAACAGCGCCGATCCTGGCGTCCTGACGCGCAGCATGGCTCAGTCTCCGATCAGCGGCGGGCGATTGGCAAAGGGGTGGTCGGCGGCGAGGGGGATTCCCCATTTCCAGGAAAGGTAGCCTTCAATTCCCCACCTATCGCGCGAAGCAAAGGCAGAAGAGAAAACAAGCAACTCCGCAACGTCTCCTGCAAACCTGTTGAATACATAGTCAGCCCACCGACCAACGCTCAACGGCTGAGAAAGGATATTTGGAGCGTTTGCGCCTGTGCTGACTGAAAACGTCGCACCATTGCGAAATGACGTAGAGTTTGTGAAAGCGCCGGCTGGTTTTACGAACGACGCGATGCCCCATTCGTTATTTTGCGGAATGGGAGTTTGATGCGAGTAACTGGCGCCGCCAGCGGATGCCCAGGACGCATTTGTTCCGTCGTCGTAATAACCAAAAGCCGACCCTGGGGACGAAAGGGTAGGGCCGCCCCAGCCAAAAACGGCTCCTTCTGTATTTGTCGTCTTGCGATAAGCAACAATCGCCGTGATATTAGGGTCGCCGGTTAGTGTGAAGTTGCTCGCCGTTTGAAGTAATTTCCCAACGCTGAAATTGACGACGCTCAGTCCATTCAGCCCCAAGGGAGTGTATGCTGGCTGATTTCCTGCGGTCGCCTGGACCACATTCCAGCCGTTGTTGGACTTGTCACGCCATTCGGAAACGCCGGTCGCGATCGAAATCGTTGAGATGTCGGCTGCGTCAAGCCATACCGTCGGCCGCAACACCGCCGGCGTCCACAGCCGCCCCTGGAGCCTCGCGGTGTCGTAGTCGTTGAAGCCGCGCGGCATGTCAGGTGACGTCCTCGTTCCACGGCCGGACATACAGTTCGTTCCCGCTCGCGGCGAGCGTCACGCCCGCGTTGTTGACCACCGATAGCCTGAGCGAATACGGCGGCAGCCTGACCTGCACGACGTTGACCTTGGCCGACGCGCCGCTCGTCAGCGGCAGGACGTAGACATCGCCGCCGACCTTGTCGCTCGTATCGGTGCCGTCGTTGATCGTCACGCGGATCGAGACCGATCCTTTGGTCGATGGCGTGATCGAGCCGAGCTTGAGCGTGAACAGCGCGTAGAGATCGCGGTTGGTGCTGTTGTCATACGTGACGACTGCGCTTTCCGACTCATTCGCTAACGAGTTCGCGACCGTCGAGAGGATGTTGCTGCTGCGGGTGCTGGGCGCGGCCCATTTCGCGACTGCCATCACCGACCTCCGCGCGCCAGGCCTACAGCCCGCGCGTCAACCGTCACACCATTCGCCTCGGCCCATGACGGATGCCGCGTGCGCCGCGACAGGGCCAGCAGCGCCTCGCCCTCTTCCTGGGTCAGGATCCGGCCAGCGACCAGCGTCGCGAGCTGCGAACGAGCCGATGGCCGCGACAGGTCGAGGCCGGGACCGCGGATCAGTTCCAGTCCCCACCGGACCACCG